GCACAACCGCCGCCACCTGCAATCACAACACCATTTGCAAACATTGTATTTGCACTGGATACAGGAGTAGTACCTGTTCCTGCGTAAAAGAATCCTGAACCTGCACCGCCGACACCATTATCATTACTATCTTGAGCGCATCCGCCGCCAAGTCCATTTGCGCCATTGTTGCCATTATCAGCACCGCTAAAGTAATTCATAGTTGCTGCTATTGCTTTAAATTTCCAATTTGGTTCAACTCTTAAAATAACATCGCTAACTCCGCCAGAGCCACCTGAATAACCGTTTCTAAATGTTGCGCCACTTCCAATACAAACCACACGAATAGCATATACGTTTGCAGGAACAGTAAATGTTGTTGCTGCGTGACTTAAATCTGTCACATATTGAACATTTGAATTGCTCCAGTTACCTGTAAAAACTTGGTAATTAGAACCTGAAAGCGGATAACCACTTTTTGTATTTAATGTAGGTCTAGTAATAATATTAAATGACCTAGATACAGTGTTTGAACCGTCACTTGCTTCTAAGTTAAATGAAGAAGTTGTTGCCGCTGTTACATCTGGTGCTGTGCCACTAATCACACCAGTAGATGAGTTTAAAGATAATCCAGTTGGTAAACTACTTCCAGATTCTACCGCATAAGTAATGGCAGCCCCTTCTGGGTCACTAGCCGAAACAGTTATACTTAATGACGCATCGTCTGCATTATCAGAAAGATTACCTGTTGCAGTTGTCCAAGCGGGCGAAGCGTTTACATTAAACGCGTCTGTTAAAGTGTTAGATAAGCCAGATATGTTTGTAACTTTTACGCTATAAGGTTCATTAGCATTTGAAACACCACTTGGAACAGTAGCACTTATTGAAGTGTCTGAATTTACCGTAACCGATGCTGAAGTATATTCAGTATTATCTGCTCCAATAAATTTAACTGTTGCGCCTGCGTTAAATCCAGAACCAGTTATAGATAGCGTGTATCCACTTGCAATATCTTCTTCACTAATATTTCCATTTCCCACGCTTGAAATTGTTGGTGGTGCGTCAATAGACTTAAAAGCAGAACCAGTGTAATACTCGGCAAACCAGTGGTAGAGTTAAAACGCAATTGACCCGCAGTGTTGCCTCGCTGTGCAGTCGTACCTACTGCGATCTTAGTACCTTCCGTACCAGTATCTACAATGTTTTCAAATGGTGGAACATTATCTAAGCCATCCGCTTTAACATCACCGTTGGCATCAAGTAAGTCTGCTAAATTTCTTGCTTTACTCATTTCTTACTCCTCAACTGGTGGTATATATCCTGTTAATGCTGTTGCTTCTTCTTGAGTTAGCCCTAGGTCTAGTAGCTTTTGATTGCCAGATGCTTTAGCAGTTGCTTTAGCCACTTCAGCATTTATTGCTTCTGTTTCTAATTCTGCTAATTTAGCGTTTATATCTTCAGCAGAAATTTCTGGAGTACCATCGTGCCATTGAATTTGATTTACATCATTGTCAAAAATAGTAACTTTTGCTTCTGGGTTTAGTGCCAAAATTGCGTCAATTCTTTCTATAGCCATATTATGCCTCCACCTCTAAAATAATAAGTTTTCCATAAGAATTTCTGTTTAAATACGAAGTGCCACTTTGAGTAGCCCAAAAAAGTTCAAAAGTTGTAGATGAAGTACTGTTAGTGGGTTTAGCCCAATTAATTACTATTGTTTGTTCAGTAGAGTTTGCACCGGTAATTTCAGAAGAAATAGTACCTTCAGCAAAATAAGTACCATCTCTACGCCATTCAAGACTCATTCGTTGATTTGCTGTATTAATACCACCATTCGTGTTGTAAAACCCAACAAGTTTTGAAGTTGAACTGTTTGGGGTAAGAGTAATACTAAAACCAGTACTTGTATAACCAGTCGAAGTTGTAGTTAAAGCTGCTGTCTGTGATGTTTCCCACATTTGCAATACTTTACCACCACCAACATTCGTAAGATTGCTACCATCAACAGCAGGTAAAGCACCTGAGCCATTAAGTTGAACAATGTTATTAGCACTTGTTCCAACATCTAATGCTGCAGCAGTTCCTAAATCAGAGTTAAGAGGGACATCCCCAGAACCTGAGCCTGTATTTAAAGTTGCAGCCGTTCCTAATCCGAGATTAGTTCTATTGGTCGCTGCATCACCACTTAATGTAAAAGCCATTTTTACTCCTAAAAATTATTAAGGAACTACATTCCAAGTTGAAGTTGCGTCTGTTAAGGTTACTGAAGAGCCAGTCTGTAGAGTTACAGGAGCTACTGTTATTCCATTTGTATTACTTGGAATAGTTATATTTTCAGCAATGGTATTTGCGTTAGTTCTTATGATTCCATCAGTGCCTAAGCTTGGATTACCCGCTGCTCCTGGCTCAAAATCACCTGAAGTGCTGTTATATACAAGAGCTTGTCCATCTTGTAATCCAGCAGTGTTTACATCCACTAAAGCATTTATACCTGTAGCTGATAACTCAAAGGTTCCAAACGCTTGTATATAAATAGTGTCTCCTGCAGCAGCTCCTGAATTAAGAACAACTGAAGATCCATTAGTCGCTGTGAAATCTGCATCATCTAGGCGAATACCATTCAGATAGACTTCAACAAAACCTGAGTCATACGTAGCATTGAATGTTGTCTGTCCAGCAGTAGCTGTGTATTCAACTGAGTTGTTAATACCGTTAACCGCAGATCCTGCATTAATAAAACCAGAACCGTTGTAAACCTTCATTACATTAGCTGAGGTATCAAACCAAAGGTCACCATCAGTTGGACTAGAAGGTTGTGTAGCTCCTACAGAGTATTGATCTGCAAAGTTGTTAACGTCTGTGATATTAGCTGCAACAGTATTTACGTTACTAATATTTGTACCAACAGTATCAACATTAGCAATACTTGCTGCTACTGTTTCAATTTCTGATGTAGCTTCATTTAGATCGTTAGATACTGTCTGTAACTCAGTTAATTTATCTTGGACATCTTGGATGTCTTGAGAAATATTAGCTACCGCAGTTACATCTGAGGAAATCCCAGCTACTGTACTTACGTTAGTGCTAATACCAGCGACAGTTGTAACGTTTGCATTGTTACCTGCAACTGTATTGATATTAGTTGAGTTAGCGTTAACAGCATTTATATTTGTTTCGTTATTAGCGACTGCTGTAATGTTATTTTGATTACTTACTGCTGCATTGATATTAGCTGCATTAGATACAGCTGCATTAATATTTGATGCGTTGCCTGCAACAGAAGTTACATTAGAACTAATACCAGCTACTGTATTTACATTGCCAATATTGGTTCCAACAGTATCAACATTAGTAATACTATTAGCAACAGTTTCAATTTCTGATGTGATTTCATTTAGATCATTAGCAACAGTCTCAACTTCTGAGATTTGTTCGTTAAGATCGTCAGCTACCTTTTGAACAGCCGCAGCTTTCGCAGCTACTGTAGTGATATCTGAAGAGATACCTGCAGCAGTTGTGATGTCTGTAGAAATTGCAGCAAGAGTTTGAATGTCTGCTGAATCACCAGCTACTGTATTCACATCAGCTATATCAGTAGCAACTGTGTTTACATCTGAGATGTTAGTTGCTGTTGTATTTACGTTGCTGATGTCTGTTGCAACTGTGTTTAAATTTGTAAGATTAAGATTGTTTAATTGAGTCTTATCAGAAGGTGTCAACCAAACATTCTCAATGTAATTCTTTGTTGCTGCATCTTGAGCAGCTGAAGGATCCGCTACATTCTTGATACGTCTATTTTGTGCATCGAATGTACCATCGGCATCAAGAGAGACAGCATCGTTAGCTGTATCGATAGCCTCTTGAGCTCCATGGAAAACCTGGATCATCGCGGTATCTAAATCTGCTTCAGATAGAACCGCACCATCTACAAAGTCCACAGCTCTGTTGGTTAAGTCTGTGTTTCTCTCTACACGAACGTTAGCGTTGTTCGCTGGAGCAGTATTAATACTAATTGTACTTGTAGATAAGAAGCTAAAATCTGAGCTAGCTAGTTGCGTACCTGCAACGAATACTGCTATTTCTGATTCAGCCTCATAAGCGAATGGAACTGTAAAAGTTTGAGTAGTCCC